TACAAGTCATGGTATAAGATTTAAAACTGGTGGAGATAATGAAAGACTTCGTATATCTTCAGAAGGATATGTAACAAAGCCAGATCAACCAACATTTAATGCTAAGTTATCCACTGCCACAGGCGCTGGATTTAGTGGATTTTTAGTTTTTAACACCGTTGATTATAATATAGGAAGTCATTACAATAACTCTAATGGAAGATTTACAGCTCCAGTTGCTGGTAGATACTTATTCTCTTGGTATACTAATGTAGTACGAGATGGTGGGAGTGGTTCAGTATGGGGAGATTGGTATGTAAATGGTAATGAAAGAGCTAATAGATTTTACACTTACTACTCAGGTGCATGGGAATTGATCGGTGGAACAATTATTCTCAACCTAGACATAGGTGATTATGTTCAAGTATATGTTGGTGTATCAGGTAACTATGATGGTAGTAGTTATGGATCTTTTAGTGGAACCCTGCTTGGATAATATAAATATAAAAAAAAAATCAATTAAAAAATTATGAATTATACAGTTACATTGACAGACACTGAGAAAACCGCAATGGAATATATTGCTCGTGATGTTGATGATTGGATTACTAATGCAGCAACAAATCGTGCTCGGATTGCTACTGAAGAAATTATTCAATTAAATACTGCTCATTGTAATGATAACTCAATTGCAATTGCAGTTGGTAGAGATGCACAGGTAGCACAAGCACTGAGTCTCGGTGTTATTGATAAGGCAGCAGATAGAACAGAACCAGAAAAACCAGAATAATTATAACGTAAGATAATACATGATAATTTAAACCACTTGACAAACTGTCACAACTGACCTCCACTTTTACGAGTGGGGGTCTTATAGTATATGGAGTTATACCAAGGAGATGACCACTACCCATAAACTAATCTTCATTATATCATTCTTGTGGATGATGCAATGGGGAACCAGAGTTGTGTATCAAGGACTATCTCATGCACTCTATTAGTATCAACCTCCCAGACCACCCTATACCCGATTGTAAGCCACTTATAGACTGGTTCTTAATGGAATACCTGTCTGACTATAGTGTAGACCTAACAGTGGTTTATATGGATCTATCTGATGAAGGCGTTGATGGTTGGTGTATGAGAGAAGAAGACAATGAGTTTCTCATTCAAATTGATGAGAGACTTGATGGTGCAGAACACACCAAAACTATTCTACATGAATTGTACCATGTATTTCAACATTTGAAAAATATTTCTCGATGTGAGATGTGTGCAAACTTAAGTGAAGAACAGAACCTTGACAGATATACAAAAGGTCTATAGAATAGGCTTGTCCCAGAAGATAAACATACTATAGGTTATTATTACTCACCTCCAAATGACCACTGTATTGTAAGAGACACCACTCCATGAAACCCAAATTCGTTTGTGTTGAACCAAAGAATAGTAAAGCGAAGAACCGATTCTACAATCTTATGCATGAACTTCATTCATGTAGAGTAGAACAAGAGACAGAAGACCAAATGTTTCTTTCATCTATTACTGGTAAGTATCACTTCTGGATGAACAAAATCAATGACACCAACTGGAATGTAATCAAATGAGCAACTACGATAAAACATGGGAACTAATGAATGACCTTGAACAGTCATTCAGTCGTGTCAGTACGATTGAGTTTCTATCAGATAAACTGGTAGAAGCATCAGACAACGGTAGGTATAGTGATGTTGTAGACATTAGTCATGCATTACTTGCGTATATTCCTGTCTATACTAAAGACTTTGATGAAAAGTTTAAGAAATGTTGGGAAGAGGTAGTCACACCAGAACTCAAAGGTTATAATCAACTAGATAAAGATATAACAGGGAACTAACACATGAGCCTACCATCAAACAGTCAAAAACTTAACAAAACACAAATTGAAAGTATTGAAAATGCTGTAAAAGATGTAGGCATTAATGCTATTCATCCTGATAAGATGGAAGAGTTTGCAGCCTATCTTGTAGATAAGGTAAAAAACTCTAATGGATGAGAAAGAAACACTCACTCTTGCTATGCAACAAATCGAGACTACACTTGACATAATCAAAGGTAATGATTACGAAACTTACATGAACCTCAAACTTATTTCAGTTTATTATGAGTTACAACGACAACTTGACAATCTCTCGTAACTAATCTATACTATTAAGGTAATTCTCAAGACTAATGAAGTATCTGTTTATTGTTGATCATTTTGTACCATTTCCTTCATCAGAATATGGTGGAGTGTGGAATGTTGTTGCAGAAAACGATGAAGAATGTTTTGATTTAATTACTGAAGAAGATGGTGAGTTTAATTCTCATTATTTCAGTGAATTAAGACAGAATATCAACAAGGCCGATAAATATTCTTTGTTAGATGAACTACCATCTAAAGTTGTAATCTCCTTCCTCACGTAATCATGTCACAACCACGTCAAAGGGATGCTAATGATCCCCTCTACGACCCAAACGATAAGTACAATGAGTACAAGGTAGAACTTCATTGTAATGAGACACATACTCCTGACGAGTTTAACCCAGAAGAAAATGGGGGATTAGATAATCCACAGAACAGACATCGTGATAAAGTTCTAGACAAGTTCTGTGATGATCATCCTGGTTCACCTATGTGTAAAGTATTCGATGACTGATTCACAAAAAGATGCACTTAATCTTATGATTGAAAGTGTAATCAAACCTGATAGTCGTCTCCGTGGTTGTGCATACAATCAAGGATGTTATGATGAATTGATGGAATGGCGTCAAAGGATGCTTGACTTACTTTATAGTTATGAGAAAGATGGAATTTCCGCACAAGGCCCCGCAAGGATTTGAGTATTGGACTGATGACTATTCAAAGACAATCAAACGTATTTGGATAAGGAATATCGGTCGTGAGTTTGTAGGATGTTCAGAAATACATCCAAGTTCTGTATGGGGGTTCTTTTGTAGGAAGAAAGGAGTGTTTATGTCTCCAATCAATCATAAGAAACCAGGTAAAGTAGTAAATATATTAAATACAACTCCATACTCAGCTATGCAGTTGAAACTTAATCCACTCATGGCAGCATTCTCATGAATCCAGACACAATAACATTATCTACTCCATCAAGATCTTTTGCATACGAAAAAATGTCAAGAGATATTGAGTCCTGTGACGATATTGGAGAAATCAAAGATATGTTACGGTGTTATGTTAAACTATACCTTAAACAGCAAGAAACATTAAGTTCTATTGGTATCCCATCTTCTATTGATTGATTATTATGTCTGATTATGATCCACAGGTAAATGATTATGTGAAATGGGAGAAAGCCTCAGTTACTCTTGAAGGTTGGGTATACTATCGAGATGAAATGGATGAGTATATCACAATAGAATTAGGAACAAAACCAAAACCATATTGTACGATAACTCGTACTCATAAACATTGTAAATATCACACATTGTTGTTATGTTATCAACGTGACTGGGATAAATTACAATATATAAAAAAGAGAAATTCAATTTACGATGAAGATTAAAGCTTTGTTACTTGCACTGTCGATGTTGACAGTCTCCCCCGCTATGGCACAACCTGAAGTAGAGTCATTTTCATATGATTCCATGGGTTGTATGTTACTTGAAGAATGCACTGAAGGCGTAGACCGAGTATGGTCTTTGTTAGATATTTCTACAGAATATCCAAACACAGAAGAATTTACTCCTATGTCTAATGAGTTTAATGCTATGCTCTCTTCGCTGAATTATGTTGGCGTAAAAGTATATCTTGCTGATGAAAGATATTTTCCTGTAGGACACCGTGGTGTATATCATACCGTAGGTAATAATTTCTTTTTGAATAGAGCATATATGTATCGTCCTGGCGTATTGATGTCAGTGATGAGACATGAAGGATGGCATGCAGCACAAGATTGTATGGCCGGAACAATTAATAATAGTATGATTGCTATCATTAAACCAGAAGAAGATGTTCCTATGTTATGGCAAGAAATGGTAGAGCGAACATATCCAGTATCGGCACAACCATGGGAGAAAGAGGCAACTTGGGCAGGTAAAACTGAAGGTATGACACAAGCAGCACTTGAATCTTGTGCTCGTGGTACAATGTGGACTGATTATGAACCAACGCCGATGACTCGTGAATGGTTGGTTAAAAATGGTTATATCAAATGATATTGGCTGATGTATTGATATGGATGAGTGTTCCATTTGTGTTAGTAACATTATACTTTGGAACACGCGGTGGATACTACGACACAGACAAATATGATGGAGATGGTACTGCGCATAAAGTATTGAAGTAGTCTCCACAATCACAGACAAGTGTGACAATCCACAAACTGACCACAACACCTTGACTCCTTGACCTAAATACCCTATACTTACAAGGTAGTCAATCAGGAGTTCTTATGTCTGCCACGTATCTTCCACAAAAGACCCGTTATCGTGTCACCCTTGAACTAGATGTGATGGACGATTTCAATGCACACAATGTAGACTGGTCTAAAGTTATGGACCTTCAAGGTAATGAAAACGTCGAGGTATATGTAGAAGATTTGAGTGTACCCGACCACTTCTTCTCCTGATAATAACGGAGGTGATAAATATATTATATTGTCACCTCCACCAATGGCTTACTACCTTACTAAACCATGTTTGATCCAGTCTTCAAAGACACTATACTTTACTGGCAGTAGTACATGGTCTGATGACATTTCAGATAAACAGAATTTTCCTACGAGAGGTCCATTGGACGAAAAAATTGCTAATGCTGATGGTAAGTCCGGTGGATTCAAAAATGCAACAGTGGTAGAAGCATGAAGAACCTA